GAACCACAGTAAACTTCAGTAGCAATACAGTATATGCTCCTGCATTACAGCATTATAGCGAGAAGATAAATGTCATAGGTAATTCTGGAACACAGCAATTATTATCTCTTGAGAGCGGTAATCTTGTTACTGTTACTTTAAATCAGGCTATAGTAGATATTGTTTTATTGACAGATGGTCTGGTCTCTGGTCAATCACATACCGTCACGCTGGCATTAAAACAAGATGCCACAGGCAGCAGAACTGTAGATTGGTCCAACCAGACGATTTACTGGCCTCGAGGAGAAGGAATCTATTCTCCGGACGGACCTACGCTTTCTACAGAAGCAAACTATACGGATTTTATCACACTAATGACGTTCGATGCGGGTACTAGTTGGTTTGGTGTTATATCAGCAAAAGGCTTCCCTACTACTTAATGGAATCGTAAATTATGCCTGTATCTGGTATTTCAAGATTAAGAACTGACGGACAGATCAATGCACAAAAAGGAAATCTTCCTTATGTGCCATTTTATTCTGTTTTGTTCTGGTATGGCAAGGATTCAGATTTTGCTAACACATATTCTGGTACGCTGAACCTCAATTATTACAGGCAGTATTCTGAGATATACTATCCGTCAGCCATATTTTATAATGCCAACGGGACGTTCAATCAGCTCCAGAGCAATCCCATGATTGCTTGTGTATCATTGGATGCCAACTGGCAAACAGCTACAGGATCGTGTGTGGTTCCTACGATAAGCATGCCCAACACTGCGACTACGCTATTTGATTCATTTACACATGGATTATCGACTCTAAACAGATCAGCAGTATATCCTATATTATCGATTGGTCCTGGAGATGCTCCCAGCAGCAGCGCAACCGCAACATACATAGATCAGTCAGGCGACAATACTCATGCTCACGATGTTGTTAAATTGGCAGATGCTTTTAGAAATTTAAACTTCGGCGAATTAAACGGTGAGGGTGTATATGACGGCATCAATGCCATTGCAGTGGATCCTATATTGAGAGATCCTACGCTTTCTACGAATATTCCAGGATATAATGACACCAAATTAAATTATCTTCCCAAGAACATCATCGTGTTTGCTAACACAATCACAGGTGCAAATGCTGCATACTATACACAAGATGACGCCAGTCATATTTACTCGGCTAATGGGAAAATATTGCCATTAATTGCTAAAGATTCCAATGATGGTGTGCTAGGACTATCCAATTCTTTAATCATGGTGATATCTTCAAATACTGTTGCCAACCATGATCATAATTCATATCCTGTCACAGTTAGAAAGAGATCCTCAAAGATCGGACAAAAAGGATATAATCTTGTTCCTGCAGGATCACATTCTCACAAGATAACCTATACTGCCAATGTGGCGCTTAGATCAAAGATATTGAGAGCCTGGATCACCACGAGCGATCAGACACCCATAGCAAACGGTGTCATTATAGGATACTCTATCAATAGAGATACTGCAGGATTTAATGGCACAGGTTCGAATTCATATAATATCCCTCTGTACTGGCATTTTTGTGATGGAACAGATGGGACACCTGATCTGAGGGGATATTATATCTATGCCAACTTTGATGCATCAAACACATATCATAACGTAGTATACAACTCTTCTAATACGATGACTATATCTTCGATAGTGATGGAAGCAAATGGCAATCATTCTCATGCAGGACCATTGACGGGAACTATCATCGACACAGGAACTCCCATAGACATTGGAACGCATTCTTTTGAAGATGTGTTAAATCATACACATACGATTGCTGCAGCAGATGAATTTAAATACAATCCTACCGACAGCGCTAATGTGGTCAACGTTAAAGCATCGCAAAGTTATTCTTATACGCCACCAACCGTGAATTTTGCTTTCATCATGTACAATGAAAATGTAATCTAAGGAGCATAACATGTTAACTGAAGAACAAGTAAAGAAAAATTATCCGACTTCTAAGCCAGATGTAGTCAAGGCCTTGATCGCTAGCATGTCCACGCTCGCAGAAAAATATGGGTTGTCATCTCCATTACGCCTATCACATTTCCTTGCTCAGACCGCACATGAATCTGGCGGGTTCAGATTGATCGAAGAGAACCTAAACTATTCTGCAGACGGATTGAATAAGATCTTTCCAAAATATTTCATCAAAGCAGGACGTGATGCACAAGCATATCATCGTCAACCAGAGAAGATCGCAAATGTCGTATACGCTTCTCGCATGGGTAATGGCGATACAGCATCAGGCGAAGGATACAAGTTCAGGGGTCGTGGACTGATCCAGCTGACAGGCAAGAGCAACTATAATGGGTTTGCTACTGATTCCGGAATAACTATCGATGAGGCAGTGGCTTATCTATCTACACCCGAAGGTGCTGTAGAATCAGCCGCATGGTTCTGGAACAAGAACGGCCTGAATGCTCTAGCAGACAAGGACGATGTGACAGCAGTGACAAAGAGGATCAATGGCGGTACTATCGGCCTTGATGACAGGATTAAACATACCAATGAGTTTAAACACATCCTTGGTGCTTGAGAATGAGTCGTAATGGTAAAGAAGATAATAGATCTTGCAGATTCTAGCACGTTTACAGCAGGTGCTGCAGCACAGGTCATACTACCATCTGAGAGTCTAAATCTACCTTACCTGGTTGATTATCTTTCTGGAGCATCAACCACACCTTCGAGAACGATTCCTATCGCAGACCTATTAAACACACCGACAACAAAAGTCGGTGTGTTTGGTGCTGTTCCTAATATAACAGGTACGGGTTCCCGAGTATTTACTTCTACGAGCAAATTTAAATTAACTCCTTATAATACTCTCCAATTTTTTGTTAATAGAGCAAGTGATGATACATGGGGTGATGAGCCGGATGCTGATACGACATTCACATGGAGCAAGTTCGGACCTTATCCTACACACACTCCGATCCTGCAAAATTATGGGATACAACCCAGCAATGCGGGTGATGGGATAACAACTGTACTGAGGACATTAGTTTATTTTCCTGGCCCAGGAAACGCCACATATACTTTTAAATTTGCTGCTGACAATAGCGGGACTCTCACTATCGATAGTAATGCCACTGCTTTATTGACATTATCAGGTTCAGTCGCTACAAATTATACATCTTTTGCTAGCGCATCTCAGATGCTTTCGCAAGGTTATCATCTGATAACAATCTCATTGACTAACGTAACTGGTCCCATGGGAGTTGCTGCTCAGATATTAGATTCAAATAACGTTGACATATGGCATACTGCTCCCGGAAGATATGGGACTACTACTGTCAATGAATCTTTATTTCTCCAATATTCTAAAGATGGCATATTCTGGAATGATATAAAAGAGATATTGCCGGCAGACATAATCAATCCTAATGAATGGTATCTGCAGACTGCATTGATTCCTGCAGATGCTAAAATACAAGAAGTATATCTGAGATTATTTCAAATACAAAGCAATCCAAACGATAATCCTGCTGACAACTGGGCTGTATCTTCGCTCAATGCTATACCTGTGGGTGTATCAGCATTATTGAACTTCAATGATCCGGATTCATACATCGCAGGTGATGCCACTCAAGTATCGTTTCCTTCAGACATTGCAAACGGGATATCTCAATATTTTAACGGCACTTCTCAGTATTTCACTGTAGGATACGATTCTAAATTCAATTTCGGTGCAGATGATTTCACTATAGAATTGTGGTTAAATATGTCTTCTGCACAGACAGCAGGCAGGGTGATCAATTCCTGGAACAATGCTACAGGTGCTGCGGCACAATGGGAGATTGTTTGTGGCGGCGGGAATGCGATACAATTCAATTGTAGCACTGCTGGAACGGCACTTGCAGTATCACTCACTGCTGGTGGATTGACAACAGGAACATGGTATCATGTGGTTGCTTCTAGGACTGGCAAAATATTTGCTTTGTTTGTAAATGGAATATTTAAAGCGGCAGCTACTCAAGCAATCACTCTACAGACTGCGGATACACTGACGATAGGTGCGAGAAGAAACAGCGCATCTTATATTGAATTTTTTAATGGGTATGTGACCAATGTGCGTATTGTCAGCGGCAGATCATTATATCGTACAGCAGTCGCTGCTAATGAGGTTGCTTTCAGCGGCCACACACCCGGTCCGCTTGCTTTGACCGCAGTCGATAATACTGTTTTGCTAACATGTCAGAATTATACGAATATCGATAATTCTAGTTTAGCAGGAACAATAACCAATGTGGGATCAACTGCAGCAGGAATAGTTGATAATATAATAATATCACCATTAGCACCACAAGTAATCATGCCACTAGTTAATCCTTATATGTCTCCTTGCAAAATCGAAGGATTTAATCGTGCAGATATCAGAATAGGAATACTAGGAAGAAATGGAAGCATCAATGCTGATAGAGTACGATGGTTCAGAACAAAAGACAAGGTCAGCCTCAGAGGATATACAGGACTGAGATTTTATTTAAATAAAGGAAATAATGTATCAGGACAATGGGGTGATATTCCTGATACTTCTCAGGCAGAGACTGATGGAACAATAGTCACCGAATCTTTTCTTGTTCAATATTCTGCAGACGGATCAACCTGGACTACATTCTCAGAGATAACTCCTGCATCTGTAACCGGAGATAATCAATGGTATGTTAATGACATAACGATACCTGATGCGATTAAAGACTCTACTATATATCTCAGATATAATATGAACCAAGCAGCAACTACTAGCGGTACTGCCAATGATAACTGGGCAGTGTCGCCGTTGTTTGCATTATCAGATTCTGCAGTAGTAATTGGTGGAACGCTTGATGGCCCGCTATTTTTGGGCACTTCAGATACACCGCTTATTTTAGGATAAATACTCAATGGGTACTGTATTTAAAGTAGCAAGATTGGGAGATCCCAGCGACCACGGAGGAGTCATCGTCACTTCTGCTTCTGTGACAAATGCAGAAGGACAGCTTGTTGCTAGAGTGGGTGATCTGCATTCGTGTCCTATTCCAGGTCATGGTATAACTCCCATAGTAACTGGTGCCAGTAGATTCTCTTGTGAGGGCAATCTTGTTGCTATAGATACGAGCGTATGTGGTTGTGGAGCATCGATAATTGCAACAGCTTCGGTGACTGGGGCTTCAAAGTAAGGTATTAAAATGGGAAAAACATACGTACAGGGTGAAGTTTTAAATGCGACAGATCTTAATGCTAGTTTCTTAGAATTAAAAACATTACCCATCAATCCACAAACATCTACATATACTCTTGTTGTCGATGATCTTGGCAAAGTAATAAGTGCTACAGGATCTATCAACATTCCGGCCAGTGTCTTTGCATCTGGTAGTACGGTATCGATATTTAATAATAGCAGCGCAGTCATCAATATCATCCAAGCAGCAGGATTGACATTATATAATGCATCTACTAGCGTTGCTGGAAGCTTTACTTTAAATAGCAGAGGAATATGTTCTGTTATTTTTGTTAATACTACTACTGCTGTATTGACAGGAGTCGGCGTCAGCGTAACAGCATCCGGCACACTTCAAGGTCCTGTAGGTCCAGCTGGATCATTCGGAACAATATCTGCAGGATCTGCTGCAGCACCATCAATTGCACCTGCAGCTGACACCAACACGGGTATGTTCTTCCCTGCGGCTGATACGATTGCCTTTGCTGAGGGTGGCACTGAGGCTATGCGTATCGACTCTGGAGGCAATGTTTTAGTCGGAACGACTAGCACTCTTGGAAACGCATTGTTTGTATCAAGAGTAGGGATTGCAGCTAGATCAGTAGCAGGAGACGGTATAATCCCATACATTCAAAGCTATAATGGCAATGCTGGAACAGATTTAAAAACGTGGCGTCTTGGAACGCATCCATCAGGCCATCTTAGTATTGAAACTGTAAACGATGCATACACTTCTGCAGCAGAACGTCTCCGCATAGCATCAGCAGGGCAAATTGGCATTGGCGGTGCAAACTACGGAACATCTGGTCAGGTATTAACATCAGGTGGTGCGTCAGCGGCTCCATCTTGGACTACGGTGTCAGCGTCTGCGTCTGGTGGACTCATCCGCGCTCCACAAGTCCTAACATCTGGCACGTCTTACACAACACCAGCAGGTTGCACGGCAATTATTGTTGAGGCAGTTGGTGGAGGTGGCGGTGCTGGATCTAGTAGTACAGCCATTGTATCAGGAGGCGGGGGCGGTGCGTATGTAAAAAAATATTTTACAGTAACTGCGTCAACATCCTACAGCTATGCTATTGGCCAGGGAGGGGCGGGGAGGGCTTCTGGGACCGGCGCAGGCGCTGCGGGTGGCAGTTCAACTTTTACGGTTGGCGCAACTACAGTAACAGCAGGTGGAGGTAATAACGGAGAAAATTCATCAATTACTGTAACAGGTGGCTCAGCAACAAACGGCGACTTAAATGTTGTGGGTGGGAGAAGTATTGGAACCGGAACCGGTATCAGTTTTGGCGGAAGCTCAATGTATGGGGTTGGCGGCCCTCCCGGAAGCGCAGGAACAGGTTTTGGTGCTGGTGGTGGGGCATCACAGAACAACCCCGGCGGAAATGGAACCAACGGTGTTATTATTATCTCGGAGTATTCATAATGAGATGTGCAGTAGTTCAAAACTCAGACAACGCAGTTGTTAATCTAATCATGGCTGATCCGTTTGTCGATCCTGCTCCTGAAGGCACGACCCTTGTTGGTTTACCAGATGATTCTCCTGTTAGTTTTGATTGGATTTACGACCCTGCGACAGGCCAATTCACAGACCCTAATCCTCCATTTGAAGAAGTTGTCGAAATAACACATGTCAATCTTTAACCTCCTTGCCGGATATAATTATGATATAAGGTCTGCAATTCAAGCCCTCGTGAGCGTCATTGGCGGAGGGGGTGGCGGGGGTGGAGGTTCAACTATCGTACCAACATCGGATTCGACGACTACATCACCTGTGGTTGTAGTTGCAGCTGCAGGAACACAGATATTTAATTCAAGATCATTGGTGGGTACTGCATCTTTGGTTGCAGCAACCCATAGGTGGTGGGGAGCGTTTATGAACGCATGGGCTGTTTGGATTCCAGGTGGCGGCGGCCCAGGTCAATCTATAGATCTTAACATTACAGTAAATTTTCCAGGAACAGGATTATATAGATTTGCATATGGAGGCGATGATACCGGATTCATACAAATAGACGGTGTTCAGGTTATAACTGGTGGTGGCAATATTTTTAATGCTGACGGCGCATTATATAATATTAATGTCACTGGAGGAAATCGTGTTTTAAGATGTTACGTTGTTGATGGCGGCGGAGCTCCAACAGGATTTGCTCTGACTATTACGGTTGTTAATAACATAACTGCCGGGGGTGTCACTACCACAATCCCGGGCACTAAATCTCCTGGGGGTGGAGGAGGCGGTGCTGGCCAAGCAGTATCATCTTCTCCTGAGATTAAAGCAGGGATTACATACACTGTAACAGTAGGTAGCGGCGGCGCAGGTGGTTCTTCTACAACAAGCTCTGCAGGTACAGCAGGAGGTCTTAGCTCTATATCCGGGGCTGAATTAAACACGATATCTGCTGCTGGGGGATCGGGCGGCGCCGGTCCTCCTAGTTCCACGAATGGTGGCAACGGAGGAGCATCCGGAGGATCTGCATTTGCTGGCGGCACAGGTGCTTCAACCGGCGGGAAGTTTGGAGGTGGTGGTGGGGGTGCAGGCGGTGTAGGAGGTTCTGGTACTAGCACATCACAACCTGCTGGAGGTTCAGGAGTCACACTTAGTTATTCTGTCAATACACTAGGTACAGGTGGCGCAGGTGGCGGCGTGATTGGATTATCACAAGTAAACGGCACTGCAAATAGAGGCATAGGCGGACAGGGTGGAGGATACGGTTATAACGGAGGCTCTGGCGGTTCTGGCACAGTATTGATATCGACTTCACCATATTATTTCCTTTCATATACTGCAGGAGTACCGAGCGCTGTAGCTAAAACAACATATGATTCTCGAGATGTATATACATTTACTGCTAGCACATCCATCATATTTTCCTCGACTGTTACATTGACAGGGTTTGCTGTAACTCCTTCTAGTATAGTATTTGGAGCAGCTGCTCCGACGATCACGGTTCCTAATTCTAATTATCCTTTAGGTTCAATACAATATACAAGTAGCAACCCAGCAGTCGCAACGATAAATCAGACAACCGGAGCAATTGCAATTATTAGTGCTGGAACTACAAATTTATCAGCAACAAATATAGTACCTAGCCCTCTTGTAAATGTTTCTCAGACTGTCACTTTGACGGTTGTTCCAGATGCAGGTCATCAGCTATTCACAACGCCAGGATCATTCAATTGGACTGTCCCTGCTGGTGTAACTTCTGTCTGCGTAGTATGTGTTGGCGGTGGCGGCGGCGGCGGGAAACAATATACATCTGGCGGCGGCGGCGGTGCATTAGCTTATAGAAATAATATTGCTGTTACTCCTGGTGAAGTCATAGCCGTCGTGGTTGGTGCAGGAGGAGCAAGATTTACAGGTTCAACATCAACTCCTGGAGGGTTGTCTTCATTTGCGAATGGCATTGCCAACAAGCAGGTGAGAGCTGGTGGTGGAGGTTCTAAGTACGGCACAGGTACAAATACTGTTGATTCTCCTGGTGGAGCAGATGTTGTTAACGGCACCACTGGTGCGGCAAATGCGATTGGCGGCGGCGGATTTGGCGGCAAAGGATCCAATGGCGGCGCAGGCAATTATGGAGGTGGCGGCGGTGCAGGTGGATATACAGGTGCTGGCGGAAATGCTGGTGAAAACGCCGCCGGTGGTGCTGGAGCAGGTGGTGGTGGTGGTGGTGGTGCAGATGGCTCCGGTGATGCTACAGCAGGAGCAGGTGGTGGCGGAGGCGGCGTCGGAATATTTGGCCAGGGTGCAAATGGTGCAGGGGGTCAATATAATGTTAATGTAAGTAGTATAAACGGCAAAGGTGGATCAGGCGGAGGTAATGCGACTGTTAACACAGGATCAAACAATTCAGATGGCGGATTATATGGAGGCGGCGGAGGTGCTGCAGGTGGCTCAGGCACTAGACAGGGTGCAGGTGGAGGCGGCGCAGTCAGAATACTTTGGGGTGCAGGCCGTGCTTTCCCAAGTACTAATGTTAGCACCGCAACTAATTAACATCATTGTACATTCAAAACATATAAATATCTAAAAGAGGATATATAAAAAATGGCTATCAGTTCCAGAGACGATTTTAAAGAGTATTGCTTACGCAAGCTAGGCAAACCTGTCATCGAGATCAACGTAGATGATGATCAGGTAGAAGATCGTGTGGATGAAGCTCTTAAATACTACTGGGACTATCACTTCGATGGCACAGAGAAAGTATTCTATAAGAAAGAAATAACCGCAGAAGATGTAGCAAACAAATACATCACGATGCCGCAGAATATCATCGGCGCTGTTCGAATATTTGATATCGGTGACTATCTTGCTACAAATAACATATTCAATATCAGGTATCAGATAGCGCTCAACGATCTCTATACATTGACATATCAGTCGATGGTCCCGTATTACATGGCGTTCCAACAGATCCAACTATTAGAGCAGCTTCTTGTTGGTAGTCAACCGATCAGATATAACAGGAATACGAATAAGCTCCATGTTGATACCGATTGGAATAAATTAACACCGGGTTATTTTCTTGTCGTAGAAGCGTATTCTATCGTAGATCCTGCAGATTATAACGATGTATGGAATGACAGATGGTTACAGAGATATGCAACAGAATTGATCAAGAAGCAATGGGGTTCTAATTTAACGAAGTTTGTCGGTATGCAATTACCTGGCGGATTGACGTTCAATGGCGAGAAGATATATAACGATTCTCACGAAGCGCTCGAGAAATTAGAATCAGAGATGATCACAAGCTATTCGCTTCCAGTAACTGATATGATCGGCTAGCACACATATGGCTACCAACTTTTTCTTTAATAATTTTTCTTCGTCGGGTGAACAAACCCTGATAGAAAATCTCGTGATAGAATCGATCAAGATTCATGGCGTTGATAACTATTACATCCCGAGAAAGATCATTAACCGAGATAATGCTTTTAGAGAACAAGAATTTTCTGAGTACGGTGAAGCGATACAGATCGAGATGTATATCAGGAACGTGGATGGGTTTGAAGGGGATGGAGAATTCCTTTCGAAGTTTGGTGTAGAGGTAAGAGATCAGATAACATTCTCGGTCGCTCTGAGGGTATTCGAGAACGAAGTAGGCTCGGTACTCAGAAGAGATAGACCGTCAGAAAGCGATCTGATATTCTTTCCTTTCACCAAGGCATTATATACCATCAAGTATGTCAATAAGAAACCTATCTTCTATCAGATGGGTGCTCTCCAGATGTATGATGTTGTCTGTGAACTGTTCGAATACTCAAACGAGATATTCAATACAGGAATCGACATCATCGATAAGACATACAATGCTTTCCTTACTACGACAGATCCTTTTATCGCATTAACTGAGAACTCATTGCAGATACTGACTGAAGACGGATTCCATATTGTCAAAGAAGAATATGATATCGATTATCTCGATCAGACATCGCAGAATGATATATTCGAAGCAGAAGGATT